TCCCAGCATCATGCTTGCGCCACTCACAAACAAGTCAGCGTTTGGTGGTGATTTCATGCCAAACAGCAAGTTCGACCCGCACCAACCCGACAGGGAGAAAATGTACCGCGCCACACGGGGCACCCTAGCCGACGATGTGGCCGGGGCGCTGGAATCCGCTGGGCTGGACGTGTCGCCGGAGACGGTCAAGCACTTGGCGCGAACCTTCACGGGCGGGGCGGGGTCGTTCGCCCAGTCTGCCGTCGATCTGTCGATTCTCAAGACTTCCGGGGCTGATGTCGAGGTCAAGGAAATCCCGTTTCTGCGCAAGTTTTATACCGTGCCCGACGTGCGCGGGGCACGTTCCCGGTATTACGAGGCGAAGGACGAAGCCACCAAGGCGCTGTCTGAGCTCAACCGCGCCCGCAAGGCGCTAGATGCCAACAAGGTTGGCAAGTTAGTCGATGAGCAGTACGAGATGATCCGCATGGCGAAGCTGGCCGAGCGGTGGAGCAAGATGACCGGCGCAGCCCGCGATCGGGCGGATGCTATCCGCCTGACTGGCACCTACACCAAGGCCGAGGAACGCGCCATGATTCGCCAGATGGAGCGCGAGGAAGAAGCGATGTACGACGAGTACATGGGCTATTTCAAGGAGGCGAAGCGGGAGGCCAAGACCAAGGCGACGCGACGGGCTGAGACGGCACAATGACAAAGGGGCGCATGATGCGCCCCTTGCCGGTCAAACCGACCGTCTAGCTATTCCCCAGCGCCTTCGGCCAGATAGGTCAAGGCTTGCGATGCGGGCCTGAGCAGGTTGAACATGCGGACATTGTGCGGCTCCGACGATTCGGCCAGCAAGACCAAGAGCGACCCGACATAGTTGGCCGTCTGCTGGATGGTTTCATTCTGGCTATCGGTGTCGATCAGCGGATTGGTGGTGCTCATGCTGCACCCCCTGCCACGAAACACATCATGCCGCCTGGCGTGAAGGGAACCTACAACCGGCACGCCTATGATAATGAGCGCCGGGTGTGGCTCACTCGCCTGTCTGAGCACATTGAATCGCTGGTTGAATCCTCCCGGTAGCCTGCCGGTTTGCTCCTCCTGCCGACGTGTTGGGCGGTGGTGGGAGGTCAGACACCGGACGTGTCTCGGCCCAGTCCTCAATTTCCCTGACCAGCCAGCCGGTTCGCCGCCCGGAAAGCTGGCGCGGCTTGGGAAAGCGCGAGGCACGTATTTCGCTCTTAATGGTTGATTTGGACAGCCCGACAACCTCCGGCAGCGTGTCCATGGTGATGTAAAGTGGTTTCATTAGAAAGGCACCTCGTCCCACTTCCATTCGGGGCACCCGGACAGCTTGACCTCGGGCGGCGGCTCGACGCCACCTGCCCGCTTGCAGCCACGACCGTCAAACGCATCGCAGGAACCGCATCCGGTGTGGATGGACTCCAAGAACGTGATTTCCTGCTTGAGCGCCTTGACGCGCTTGGCGATTTCTTTCTTGGTCGTGTATTGGGCTTCGCTCATGCCGTGCTCCCGTCGATCTGGTTGAGTCGGGCGAACTGGCCGTGCAGCCGGGTTGCCGCTTCGTTGTAGGCGCGTGCCGCTGCAATCTCGCTGTCAAACAGGCCAATGTGAATCTTCTTGCCCAGCTTGGAGATTTGCGCCACCCATGCCTTGCGGGCAGCCTTGAACGAGACGCCGAGATAGGCCGACGTGGCGCCACTGGCGCTGGCTTTGTTGGCGGCGTTGTCGTGGGCGGTGGCAAGGCGCAGGTTCTCGATGCGGTTGTCGGTCTTGTCGCCGTTGATGTGATCCAGCAGGCAGGCCGGGTACTCGCCGTGGTGCAGCGCCCAGACGATGTGATGGGCTTTCATACGACAGCCGTCAATCTGGATGTCGTTGTAGCCGCCCGTGCTTGACCGGCCTGCTTCCTCGCCAACAACGGCACGAGTGGCCATGGGATCGGGGCGCTTGATCCAGTACAAGCGGCCAGCGTCGCAACGCAGCACTCTATGCAGGCGTTCGATGGTGGGGCGCGGCTTCATGCTGTTTTCCTCCAGTTGAATTTGGCATCCGTGACTTGCCAGTACTTGCCACTAAGTTTCACGGTGATGGTTTCTGGTTGAGGAATCCGCTGTTCTTCGGCCTGCATCAAGAATTCCTCGATGGTCTGGGCAGCAACAATCCCGCGCTGCCAGCACCAGGCGATGTAGTGTTTTTTCACGTAGCTGCGATCATCGAGTATCGGCAACCACTCCGAAAACGTGGAAGGCCCGCACCAGTACGTCACCTTGACCGAATCAGGCTTGCCGATCTTCGAGTAGCGCTCGTACTCGACGCGATCCACGGTGTAGGTGCGCGGCTTTTCCAGCGCGGCCACCACCACGGCATCAGCGGCTTCGGTGCCGTGCTTGGCTGTCTCGTTCTCCGGGAACAGGTTGCCGCACTCGGGGCACTCGCGCACACCGGCATGCACCAGCGCCTGACAGTTAGGGCACTCCTTGACCGGGGCCACGCTGACGCCTTCGCCTTTCTCAGACTTGCGCTTGACCTTGATCTGGTCGATGGGGCCGTGGCGCTCGACGTTCCCGGCGAAGTCCAGAATCAGGGTGTTCTCCTTGCAGGCATGCTTGCGCAGGCCGCGTCCCATGATCTGCACATACAGGCCGGTGGATTTCGTCGGGCGCAGCATCACGATGCAGTCGATGTGCGGGGCATCGAACCCGGTCGTCAGCAGCATGGCGTTGAACAGGATGCGCGTGCGCCCTTCCTTGAAGGCGTTGATCTTGGCGTCACGCTCAGTCGGGGTCATGTCGCCGGTCACGTAGTCCGCCGTCCATCCACGGGCACGGCAGGCATCGGCACAATGGGCGGCGTGCTCCACGCCAGCGCAGAAGCCAAGGATGTGGTTGCGGTCGTGGGCGTAGCGGCCCACTTCATCCAGTGCGCCTTGAATCAAGTAGTCCTTGTCCATGGCCTGCTGCAATTCATTGGCCACGAACTCCCCGCCACGGGCATGCACGTCGGACAGATCGGCCTTGGTGGCGCCGTTGCGGGCCACCAGTGGGCACAGCCAGCCGTCTTTGATTAGATCGCCAACACCGGCCTCGTAGGCGATGTCGGTGAATACCCGGTGCTCGCCTTCGGTCAAGATGCCGGAATCCATGCGGTACGGCGTGGCCGTCAGTCCGATTACCTTGAGGAACGGGTTGTGCTGTCGCAGGCCGGCGAGGAAACGACCGTACATGGTGTCCGAATTCTTGGACAGCAAATGCGCCTCGTCGATGATGACCAGATCTGTACCGGCAAACTTGGTGGGCATCTTATGGATGGACTGGATACCGGCCACGGTGACTTGATGCTTGGATTTCAGGCCAAGACCGGCAGACCAGATGCCGATGGGCGCTTCCGGCCAATAGCGAATGATGGCCTGCGCGTCCTGGGCGATCAGTTCCTTGACGTGCGTGAGCACAACAATGCGAGTGGTCGGATAGGCGTCGATGGCTCCATGGATGAACGCGGCCAGAGTCAGCGACTTGCCGGCACCCGTGGGCAGAACGATCAGCGGGTTTCCGTCTCGCGTGCGGAAGTAGTCATACAGGGCGTCGATGCTGGCCTGTTGGTATGGGCGCAATATCGGCTTCATGCTACGTGCGCCAATGATCCATGACGCTTGATATTCCGCACAAATCTCGAACTGATGCCTGCTTTTCACAGCCGTCTATGCTGCACTTATTCATGCCTTCCCTTTTTTCTGAATTTCATTGATAGTTTGTTCCCGATGTGCCACCCATTGCAGGTCTGGCACCGATACACGCTGACTCGCGATTCCTCGCTGCCACGTGACCGCTTGGCGATGCTTCTGGCCAGCGTGACGCTTTCGTATCGGCGCTTGCCGGTGCACCGCGCGGATTGCCTGATCTCATCTTGCTTAGTCTTCTTGGCCATGGGTATCGAGGATTTCTGTATTCATCATTAACCCGCAATCGTTCCGTTGAACTCGATACAGAATTTCTTAATCTCAGGGTCGCAAATAGCCCGGTGATCTTTTGCCGCGCTGATTTCCTTGCTGGCGTAGATGTACTGCTGCAAGGGAAGATCGGCAGGCAGCGCCGTCGACTCGTCGGTGACGATGAATTGCTTGGCCGGGTCATCCTTGCGCTGGAACATGATCCAGCCGTCGCCAGCATCTAGCGGTTCGGCATAGGTCAGCAGGGACGGTAGCGGCAGATGGTTGACGCACCCGGCACGCTGGGCATGAACCGGGATTTCCCGGCTGTGTTTCGCGCACGACCAGCGGCCATCGCCTTCGCGCTCTGGCGTGGAATGCACGCACGTCCTACACGACAGGGCCGGCGTCCGGTGGCCGTGGCACACGTCATTGTGTGAGCACCAGTTGCAGATGTAGAACTTTGGATCGTTGCTGATCGGGGGCGGCGGCTCGGCGGCGAAGATGATGCTCTCGGCCTTGGCCTGAATCTTCTCGAATTCCACCTGATCGAACTCGATGCGCTCCGAGTACAGTTCGTCGGTGTCCTTGTTCACGGCAAGGTACAGGGCGCGATCCATGCCCGACTTGCCCATGTACCACATCATCTGCGCGTAGTGCACGGGCTTGGCCTTCTTTACGCCGCCCTTCTTGAGCGTGCCGAACGACTTGGCCGAATGGGTCTTGAATTCCAGCACGTGCCACTTCTGGCCGCCTGTCGGGATGCCAACGGCGCAGCCATCCATGTGCCCGCGCATGTGCCCGCCGTGGTGGGCAAAGCCGAATTGTTTGCCGGTGGCTGGATCAACGTCATGCACCGTGGCGCCGATGGCGCGAAGGTCTGCGACGAAACGCGGCTCGGCCAGGTGCCCGGTCTGGAACAGGCGCAGCATGCGCCCGTCGAACTTCTGTGTGCCGGCCCAGCGGAAGGCGTACCACAAGGCGCGTTTGCATTCGTTTCCGATGCTGCTTGCGCCCAGATAGGTGCGGGCCTTTTCGGTTTCTCCACGCTTCTCGTACTGCTCGTAGATCGCTGCGACCACTGGATCGGTGAAGTCGGAAATGTCAGGCATTGGGCGTCTCCGGTGTGTAGATGTGCTGGAGGTAGTCAGCCTGTGAGCATCCTTGGTGACGGCCGACGTACAGGTCTTTCGCCTCGCTCTTGATCGCAGCAAACAGGTTGTCCAGCAGTTCGGCCTGGGCGTCCATGGTATTGACCATGGAGCTTACGGCAGCGATGCCCAGCGACAAGCTGCGTACCAGCGCAGTCATGTTGTCGGGCGTCTTGTTGGCCTCGGCATGCTTGAGCATGTCGATGACGGTAATTCCATAATCCATCGTTCAGTCCCTCGTTGTTTGTGGTGCCGGCTCTCTCCCGGCTGTCACGCTGTTGCCCGCGTTTGGCTGGCGGGTTACAGGCCGGCGTTGCCGTACAACAACATGAAGCCGGTGGCTTCGTGGATCTTCTCGATTTCGTCGGTGACTGCCTGCTTGAACACGCGATCAGGCCGGATCAACTCGAACCAGAACACCAGCTTGTCGGACTGCTGGCGGTATTTCAGGCGGGCCTCGATGGGGTAGGCCGCTGTGCTGCCCTGAAATACCGGGATGCCGATGGTGAAACGCTCGAAGAACCGCATCTTGGCGCTGGTGCTTTCGTCCTGCTGGTCGACGTACTCCAGCGCGGCACCACCGGATTGCAGGTCGATGCGCTTCTTGAACCGCTTGTCGCTGTTCGCCTCGAAGGCCAGCGCCATTTGCAGCATGTCGGTTGCCGTGGGCATGCCGTCAATGCTGGCGATGTCGCCCATGTTGTCCTCGATGAAGGCGGCGAACTTGGCCTGATCCTGTGCCTGCTTGTTGAACTGCGTCCAGCACTTCCATTCGTGCGACAGCTTGGGCTGGAAGGTGGCTTGATGGTCGCGCCACTGGGCTTGATCCACATCCGAACCATGGTCATTGACGACGGCAACGATGCTGCACTTGGCGGCCTCGTAATCCACATCAGCGTACAGGGTGCAGTTGTCCAGGCTGCCGTGCTTTTTGGCGTAGGCAATGAAGCTGGGCGCATCCAGCATCACCACCTTGGCACGCTTGCGGGCCGGTTGTGGCAGCAGGGATTCCAGATCATTGACCGAGTAGCCTTCTGGCATGGCGACGTAGGGGATGCCGCCATGATCGCGCACGGGATCGACGAGGGCTGCGCCAGCGTCCAGAATGATTTGAGCGTTTTGGGTGTCCATGCTGCCTCCTTATGCTGCGTTGATATGCTTGAGTTCCTTCGCCTCGACGGCGACGGGCTTGAGTTCGAGCTTGACTTGCCGGGGGTCTTCGGTCAGCAAGTTGCCCTCGGGCGTGGCGAACAGCAGCGACTCGATGGCAGGTTCGGCAGGCTTCTTTACGGTGACACTGCCGGTAACGGCCAGTGCGCCAGCGGTTGCCTTGCGCAGCTTCAAGGTGATGGTGATCGAGCCTGCCTTGCCGGTGGAATCAACGGCCAAAACCAGTTCGGACAGCTTCTCGCTGGCTTCATCAATCAGGCAGCCGGCTTCAAGATGGCGCAGGGTGTCGGTAATCGGGCGGATCATGATGCGTTCCTTTCAGGGTCAAGAATCAGCCAGTCCTCGGCCAGCATGTCGGTCTGGCTGGCAAGCCAGCCCATGAGGATTTCGCCGGTTGCGGTTTTCATGGTGATGCAGGGGAG